AGAGCGAGGAACGACGGCAGCGGACAGCCCGTGGCTAAAATAGGCTGTATGCTCCGTAGACTAACTCCCAACGAATGCGCTCGCCTGCAAACCATCCCCGACTGGTACAAGTGGGGATGTTCCGATACGCAAGCCTACAAGATGCTCGGCAACGGGTGGACGGTGGAAGTCATAAAACACATCTTATCACATATCATCAAATAGCAACGACTATGACATACAGACTTTACAACGCAGACGTACTCAACCGCTACGCCAAGGACTGCCACGATCGGTCGGTGGCTAAAGGCTTTTGGGATGGTACGCACACCGTCGGGCATTATCTGATGCTCGCTTTCGGTGAGCTTCACGAGGCTATCGAAGCCGACCGCATCGGCAAATGGGCGAAGCTCGATCACGACACGATAGACACGCTCCAGCGTATCGAGGGTGCGCCTTATGCTCAAGAGTTCCTCCGCCTTGTCAAGGACACTGTGGAGGATGAGCTGGCAGACGCAGTGATACGCCTTCTTGACCTGCTGGGGTGCTTGCTTGATGGCAGGGAGCTTCAAGCTCGGAAGGTAAACCGCGTGAATAGTGTATATGGCGAGGATGGTATTCATCCCATGCTCACTGATGCGTTAATTCCGATAGTCGCAACGATGTGTGAAGCTGACGCTGATTGCGACACCACAACGGGCATCCTCTACGCCATAAAGTCCCTCGAACAACTCTGCGGCCACCTCGGCATCGACCTGATGACGCACATCGAGCTCAAGCTGAAATACAACGAAACACGCCCTGCGAAGCACGGCAAGAAATACTAACAGATATGACACGTAACGACATAGCAAAGAACCTCAAGCCTATAGAGTGGGCGTACAAACACGAGTGCAGTATGTACGTGGCTTCTTTGGGGGTTGGTGGGAAAAGCCTCGAGATTGAGATCTCGCCAGCTTATGGTGCGCCAGAATTTTCGCAACTGATGATATTTCGAGACGAAACCCTCATAGAGGGATATAAGGTGTGCCATAGTACACTTGACAGCGCAATGCAGGAGGCTCGCAATTTTCTCATAACCGAGGTGTCTAACCTCTTTGAACTCGACGAACAATGACAACGTACAACATCATCGACCTGCTAATCATCGCCTGCTGTGGGCTGTTAGTATGGTCAATCGCAGCGACGCTCACGCTGTGGTACGAACGCAGGGGCAACCGCAAGAATAACGAGGTCACACGCGAGCAGATAGATGCACAGCTGAGAGACCTTGTGTGGGTGGACTTCGAGGAGGGAAACAAGCGAGCGCAGACTGGGCTACCCCTCGATGCCTACATACAGGAGTACGGGGGTAAATACCTAGCAAGCGGTAGCCGTACATCCTTCCCCGAGAACGACATCGCACGGCTTATGCCTACCATTGACGACGCAAAGAAAGAGCTTAGAGCGTGGCAGGTGGAGCTTGTGTATAGACTATTCAAGCACGACTAATTCAGATGGATATGATGATCGGAACATCTACCGCCACCCTCTTAGTGGCCTGCGTTGTCTCAGTCGTGTTGTGCGTATTACTCTATTTCCGCTGTGTGGATTTAGAGTGTAAGGTGGACGTAGCTCAAGAGTCCAAGGAAGCCCTGCGGGAGAGTATGAGCAATACCAACCGCTACCTCCAACAGCAACTCGAGCGACTAAAGCGTGAGAAGCACGCACAACGCAAGAAGCTCACGGCCGAGATACACGACCTCCGCACCCAGCTCCACCAGCTCCGAAAGGAGCGCAATACACAAAGCAATGGGTAATATTATCAAGGAGTTCATCTCGTTCTTCATCCCCTACTTAATCACCGTCTTGGCTATTGCTATCCCGCTCGCTGTGACAATGGCGAAGAATGCTGGGCTCCAACTTATGGACTACCACAAAAGGATAGAGGGAATACTGAAGGATGAGCTAAGTAGGGCGCTAAGCGAAAAGAAAGAGGCGGAGTTTCAGCTTACGGCAAAGACTGCGGAGATAGAATGGCTCGCCAAGAAGGTAGCCACACTCGAGGGAGAGCTGTCCACCCTCCGTGCCAACTCACCTAAACAGAAATAAAGCTATGACCACAGAACAAAAAGAGAAACTGACAGCGTGGTGCCTAAACCTGTTTGTCACCTATCGTATCGACTTCTTCCGAGGATTAGTGCTATCGGACACGGTGAACTTCTTTACCACGGAAGACCCAGACCGAATAGAGATAGCGATAGCGAGCTGCAACGGAGCCGACAGCCTCGGCTTTGAGCCCGATCAGAAGGGCTACACTGAGCTACTCAGAGAGCTACGGCAGATAGCAAAGGAAGTGCCTCTAAGCGACACCGCACAGAGCGCCATTACCTACGTCTTCGGGGGCGAATGGGAGGAAGCGATAGAAGCACTCGACAAACTCAAGAGCGAACGCAACGAACATAACTAACCGCGAGTGCGCCCTGCTGGCGGTTTACCTACCGCACGCGAGACCTTCCGCGCCTGGGACGGCAGGGCGCACTCTCTTACACAACGAACTATGACACGAGAAGAAGTAAAAGCCCAGCTGGCTAAACACCCGCTGGAGTGGAAGGAAGAAGAGGGCAGGCCTGTCTACGGCTTACACTCAAGAGTGACGCTGATAGATGGTGAAGATGGAGACGAAGATGCGTACGACGCACTCCGCATCGACTTCCAGATAGACGTAAACAGGGTGAATAGCTCCTGTAGCGTCGACGTTAGCGCACACGGGAGGTGGGAGTTTGGGAGTTACGAACTTGCCAGATCCACAGGCTATATCATCCCACTCGAGGTACTCAAGGAAAAAGCCGAGGAACGCCGACTATCTATGGCCTGCCGACTGCTCGGCATTAACGACTAACGACTATGACTATGACACGCGAAGAAGTAAGGCAACAGCTAAAGGAGAACCCGCTGGAGTGGGAACGTGAGGCGCATCCACGCTACGGATATGAGTACCTCAAAGCCAAGATAAAGCGAGGCGAGCTACAACTCGAGTACCGCATCTTCTACGAGTATGAGCGCCTCGAGCTTAAACGGGTGAGCCTCTACCTTATGGCGATGGCTGACCGATGGGAGGGTGGCGAGTGCATCCTGCGCAAGTTCGACAACTTCCCGACACTGGAGGAGGTAAAGGCCAAGGCCGAAGCCCACCGCGTCGATCTCATCTGCCGAATGCTCGGAGTCAAGGAGTAACCTCAAGGAGTAGCACCACGAACTCAAGGAGTAAAATTCAAGGAGTAAAGGGGCGGAATAGGTTAACGAAACACCCCTTTGCTTAACATATCCACACCAATAGGTTAACGAAAACGCAAATACTTAACAGATGGAACTATTCATCGCACGAGTTGCATACAGCAACATTGACGACAAGAAAACCACGGAGACGCACCTTGTGGACGCACTCTCCTACACAGAAGCAGAAGCCAAGGTGTTAGACCACGTCGCCAGCTTCTCCTCTGATGCAGTAGAGATAAAGAGTCTCAAGCCACTCGGGGTGTCCGAGGCTATCGGGCTTGACGTAGACGGAGAGAGCTATCACTACTATATCGTTGGGCTTACGGACGGCAGGGGTAAGGCGACATCACAGAGGGTGCTGGTAAAGGAGCTGGGGGTGGCCGAGGCTTGCCACACCGCAGAGAGCGGTACGGACAGCGTGGCTACCTCGGTGCGCTTAATCGATGCAGTCGGACTAATCAGATAAGGGTATGGACACAAAGTCACGCATCAAATGGACGACGCTTCAAATGGGCTTACAGATTGGCATAGACGAAGCCACTGGGGCTATTTTTTCGATGAGGGGTACACGCCTCTCGATCGGCTTCCACGGAGTATTCTCCGATAAGTACGGAAAGGCGGTTGCAGAGGCGTTCCTCGATGCACTACACGCCACCCCTAAAGAGTGACTAACTTACTAAGCCTATGGGAAAGACTGATACTACTTACGCTGCTAAGAAGCGTCTGTACCAGCAGAGGTCGCACATCAGCCTCGAGGAGCAAACAGAGCGGGAGCGGTGCCTCGATGCCGTAAAGGCTCGGATGATAACAGAGAAGAAAGCGCAGGGACGACTGCACCGAATAGTCCTAAAGCGCGGCTACTCGACTATCACCATCGAGACAACAACGCCAGATAAGTATCACTCTGCAATAAAGCAGGGATTAATATAACGGAAAAGGGGCGCACTGCCCCTTTTTTCGTATCTATACGTAAGTAGCTGATAGCAAATAACAAGACTATGGATAAAAAGGCGGAAAAGAAGGCGAAAGGGGCGACAGCTGAAAAGGCTAAGCTCACCCGAGGTCGGAAGAAAGGGCCAAGCCCCGAGGGGAGCGAAGCCAAGCGAGCCAAGGATGCCCGAAAGCAGAAGATGCTGGAAGCCCTCGCAGCAAGCAGGGGGATTATCCACCCAGCCTGCGAGGTTGCGGGTATTGCCAGATGCACGTTCCACCGCTGGATGAACGAGGACGCGGAGTTCGCAAGCGCAGTAGATGCACTTCGAGAGATACAGGTAGATCACGTAGAGAGCGCACTGATGAACAAGATAGACGAAGGTGACGTGACCTCCATCATATTCTACCTCAAGACGAGGGGGCGCTCCAGAGGCTACAGCGAACGAACCGAAGTTACTGGTGCGGGCGGTAAGGATTTGATACCATCTATCCGAGTGGAGATTGTAGACGCAGATGACGATAAGGGCGAATAAGATCGTGCGCATCCTCGACAGGGCTCTGCGGGCAGGGAAGACGGTTATCTCTGCCCAAGGTTCGTCACGCTCTGGGAAGACGTACAATATCCTCATCTACCTAATCACCTACCTAGCCCAGCACCCTAAGACACGCCTAACGATCGTTCGTGGTACGCTCCCAGCCCTCAAGGGCTCGGTACTTATCGACTTCAAGGAGATACTGCTACGCATGGAGCTGTGGAACGAGAAGGCGTTCAACAAGAGCGAGCTTATCTACACGCTTCCCAACGGCTCGGTGGTAGACTTCATCAGCACCGACAGCGAACAGAAGCTCAGAGGGCGCAAGCGTGACGTGCTATTCGTCAATGAGGCGAACGAGCTACTGGAGATAGAATGGCAACAGCTGCGAATGCGCACCACCCGCTTCTGCGTACTCGACTACAACCCCTCGTTCAGCGAAGACCACTGGCTCTGCGCACTCAACAGAGACGAGCGCACGTATCACTTCATAACCACCTTTCGAGATAACCCCTTCTTGGAGCAGACTATCATCGACAACCTGCTATCCTTGAAGGAGACGAACCCCAGTCTATGGCGTGTGTATGGCGAGGGGCAGCAGGCGCAGGTGGAGGGGCTGGTGTATCCCTCCCACGAGGTTATCGATGCGCTCCCCGAGGGACTGCGCCACATTCGTGTGGGTATGGACTTCGGTTTCACCAACGACCCTACCGCTGCTATCCTTGTAGGCTATACTGATGACGCGCTCTACCTCGATGAGCTTGTCTACCAGTCTGGGCTATTCGCCTCAGACATTGCAGACCTGCTAAGAGCTGGAGCAAAGGGTGTGAAGGTGATAGCCGATAGCGCAGAGCCTCGAACGATAGCAGAGATAGCACGCAGGGGTATAGACATTCACCCAGCGACAAAGGGGGCGGATTCGATTAAGGCGGGTATCGACAAGATGCGCTCAATGAAAATATACGTGACCAAACGTTCCAACAACCTCCGCAAGGAGCTACGCAGCTACACGTGGAGGCAGTCGCACGACGGCAGATGGCTTGACCAGCCTATCGATGCGTTCAACCACGCTCTCGACGCGGTGCGCTATGTCGTACTCACCGAGATACTGGACAAGAAAAAGCGGGCAAAGCTCGACAAGGGGAAGATATACAGACTAGCATACTAACCAACCAACTATGGCAACGACTGAAACAAAGACAGCAGACGCTATACTCCAGCGTGCAACAGAGATTACTATCGGGGAAGAGGTGTACAAGGTTGCGCCCCCCACGCTAGCCACACTGATAAGTGTAAGCGATGAGTTGAGCAAGCTCCCAGATGAGATGCTCGAGCCAGTGAGCGAGGACAGCTCGGCTGCTATCACCGCACTACGTACGGCACGGCACGCCCACGGATTGTCACGTGCTATCTCTTTGCTCATCATCGGTGCGCCTACTCCGTTCCCCTCGATGCTGGAGCGTGCGCTTCGCATACTCAAGGGCGACCCAGTGGAGAAGCTCGCACGAAAGATTGAGGCGAAGCACGGGGTATCCGACCTCGCTCTCGCATTCCTGCGACTTACCGAGCGTTTGGAGGTGCGTGATTTTTTCGCTCTTACCACTTTCCTCAGCGCAATAAGGGTTGCGAAGCCGACGAAGGTGGAACAGACAACGACAGCCCGTGGGCTTTAATAGCGTCTGCGACTAAGTACCTCGGGGTGACACCCGAGTACCTCCTCTACAAGATGAGCTACCAAAACCTAGTGCTCTACCTCGCCACCGCACCAAGCTACAAGGAGGACGGCAAGCCTGCCGAGGAGGTCAAGGATGCAGCGACATTAACGAATGATGATTTAAAGGATTTCTACTTATGAGCAATACCCCAATAGATGGCGGGCTTGACTTCAAGGTCACACTAGATGATAGCCAAGCAAAGGCAAAGAGCCAAGAGTTGCAGCAAGAGTTCGGACGGATCGGCAAGAAGGCTACCGAGGCAGGCACGGACATTGACGCACTCACCGCCAAGATGTCGCAGGGCTTCGGAGAGGTCGCCACGGCAGCCACGACTGCAGGTAACAACATAGGCGCAGCCCTCGCAAGTATGGATAAGAAGCTCTCCACGCTCACCCCAGCTATTGGAAAGATGGGCAAGGAGATTACTACCGCCCTCGATGGCGTGGTGGAAAAGACCGAGCCTATCGAGGCGTCTGTGACGCAGATGGAGGGGGCGTTTTCTCGAGTAGGGCAGACGATAGCGGCGACCTTCGGTACGACCGCCCTACTGGGCTTTGCTCGCAGTATCATTCAGACGCGTGCGGAGTTCCAAGGCTTCGAGGCTTCGTTTACTACGTTCCTCGGCTCGGCTCCAAAGGCTAAGGAGGTACTAAGCGAGCTTACCCGCTTCGGTGCGGAGACGCCTATGGACTTGAGCGACCTTGTCCGTGCTTCACAGACGATGCTGTCCTTCGGGATTGAGGGGGGTAAGGTCGTGCCTGTCATCAAGCAATTAGGCGACATATCGGGTGGCTCTGGCGATAAGCTACAAAGCCTCTCCCTCGCCTTCTCGCAGATGAGTAGCACTGGGCGTCTAACTGGGCAAGACCTCAACCAGATGATTAACGCAGGTTTCAACCCCCTTGCAGAAATCTCACGCACCACTGGGCAGTCTATGGCGGAGCTCAAGAAGGCTATGGAGGAAGGAGCTATCTCTATCGAGATGGTCGAGGGCGCACTGCAGAGCGCAACGAGTGCGGGTGGTCTGTTCTATGGCAACCTCGAGGGGCAGAGTAAGACACTGCGAGGTCAGCTGGGCGCACTCTCAGATGCCTACGAGCAGATGCTTAACCAGATGGGCGAGCGCACCGAGGGTATCATCGGTGCGGGCATCGGAATTGCGACCACAGCCGTAGAGAATTGGGAGGTGCTGGCTAAAGCTATCTTCGCAGCAGTCACCGCTGTTGGTGCTTACAAGGCGGTAATTATGGCTACCGCAGCCCTCGACAAGGCACGCTCCGCCTCTGCGTGGGTGGCAGAAGCCCGAAGCCTTGAAGCCTTGCTAAGCGCGGAGAGCCTTGCGATGGTGCAGAAGCAGGGGCTTACCATTGGAACGGAGGCTTACACGCTTGCACTGCGTAAACAGCTGGTGACACAACAAGCCGCCGTAGGTGTTACGGTCACAGAGGCGCAACTCAACGCGATTGCCACGGCAAGCAAGACGACAGAGGCTACCGCCACGGGCGTCCTCTCCGCAGCAAAGACCACGCTTACAGGGGTGACCGCTCGACTTAATGCGGTGCTTATGGCGAACCCTTACGCCTTAGCCGCTGCCGCAGTTGCTGCACTGGCGTATGGTATCTATGAGCTGGTGACCTATGAGACGGCAGCCGAGGAGGCGACACGCAAGCTCAAGGAGAGCCACACCGAGGCGGTGCGAGAATACGAGGGGGAAAAGGCGGTAATCGATGACCTCTACCGCTCTCTCAAGGAGGCTAAGACAGCTACCGAGGATGGCACTAAGAGCCAAAAGGAGCATAATGAAGCTCTGTCTAAGTACAACGAGAAGAAGCAGGAGTTCATAGCCAAAGCCCCGCAGGCGGTTAGTGCGCTTGTGAAGGAGCGTCTCGAGGTGAACGACCTTGCGGGGGCTTACACCGCACTCACTACCGAGGTGCGCAAGTCCATTATGGCACGCCACAGAGAGCAGGCGATAAAAGACCTCGGGGATAGCTCCTACGAAAAGGATGCGAAGCTCCTAAAGGAGGTGCGTGCTAAACTCCAGAAGGCATACGGTGCAGAAGTTGGAGACAAGCAGTTTGCGCAAGTGCGCGCAGCTATCGAGAGCGGGCGTGGCTTTAGCAAGGAGTTTGTTCAGCAGTTCCGAAGGAAGATGGATGCAGCTGGCGAGTCTCTAGGCTCTGTGTATGACTTCAACGATGCGGTGTACAAGCTCCGTCTGTCTAAGGATAGCAAGGAGGCGCGCATCAAGGAGATCAACGCCCTATACGGAGACATCGAGGTGTCCGCCACTAAGGCGGAGAAGGCGCAGGGCAATGTAGCCGAAGCAGCGAAGAAGGCAGCGGAAGGGTACAAGCGTGCCAGCGAGCAAATCGCCAAGATACGTGCGGGCAAGGATGCCAGTATAAGAGCTGGAGAAGAGGCTAAGACTATCGAAGGTCTAAAGAAGCAGCAGGAGGAGTATGCCAAGACCTACGAAACGCTCACAGGGAACAGCCTCAAGCCGAAGAAGGGCGGGGGAGCAGGCGGTGGAAGCGCCGCCAAGAAGAACACCCAGCACGAGGTGGCAGAGCGCAAGCAACGTGCGGTAGAGTTACAGCTCCTCGATGAGAAGCAGGCGCAGGACGAACGCCAACGACTGCTCAAGCAACAGGAGGAGCGAGTAGCCACGATGGCTGACGGATGGGAGAAGGAAGAAGCGGTACTCAAGCTAAATGCGGAGAAGCGCAAGGCGGCACGCATCAAGCAGGAGGCGGAGCTTGTCGAGGCTCTGCGCACCGAGGAGCGCAAGAAGTGGGAAGCTGCTAACCCAAAAGCCAAGGATAAGGGCGAAGTGTTCGACCCAACGAAGTACACTAAGGATAATCTCGGTGAGAGCGCAAAGGCTCTACTTGCAGAGCAGGAGCGCATCCACAGAGAGGCCGAGCTAAAGGAGCAGAGAGAGCACTGGGAGAAGCTCATCAGCGGGGCAGAGAGCTACGAACAGCGGAGAGCGAAGGTCGCAGAGGACTATGCCCGCAGGCGTGAAGCCCTCTATCAGCACGATTCCGAGGGTAGACGCACCACCTACCACGATGGGGTAGGGCGTGGCAACGAGGAGGAGCTAAACCGCAAGGAGCGTGAAGCCCTCTCTGCTATTGACAGCGAGTTCGCAGGACGCTCCGAAGCGTTCAAGTCGTGGATGGAGCAGATAGCAACGCTCTCGCTGGAGCAACTGCAGGCGACCTTAGAGCAGGCGAAGGAGCAGCTCGAGGCACTTAATGGGGCTTCTGGTGCAGATGGCGCGAGCGTTGCGGAGGCGCGTGCCAAGGTGGACGCCCTCTCCAAGGCTCTCGAGAAGGCAACAGCAAGAGATAAGGCCGCACCACAGGCGCGAACCATTAGGCAATGGAAAGACCTCTCCGACATCATCGACAAGGGCACTAAGAGCTTCGATGAGCTAGGCGAGGCGGTTGGCGGTACAGCTGGGAAGCTCCTCAAGAGTGTAGGCTCTATCGCTACTGGAGCGTTCGGTGCTATCAACTCTATACTGCAACTCACGCAGACGTCCGCTACTTCGATGCAGGCGACAGCCACGGCTAGCGCAACGGCGATGAAGACGGTAGAGCGTGCAACGGTTATCCTTGCGGTTATCTCGGCTGCGATGCAGGTAGCCCAGACGATAGCTAACCTATTCAACAACGACAGCGAGCGTGACGATGAGATAAAGGCACTGCAGGGTAGGGTAGACACTCTGCAGTGGGAGGTAGACCACGCAAGCACTATGCAACTGGAGCGTGTGGTGAATAGCTACGAAGCGGTGACCGAAGCCCTCGAGCGTGCGAGAAGCAAGGTCGGGGAGTACAAGGGTACAATCTCCGACATTGGCGCAGTAGTGGCGTACCTCAACAGGCGCACCGAGGAAGCCGCCAGCAGGCTCTCTGCAGTATACGAGAAGGTCGCCTACTCTGCGAACAAGGCTATCGGGGCAGACAAGTACAGCAACGCGCGTGCACAGCTAAAGGCGATGAGCGAGCAACAGCTGGCGGTAGCCCAGCAGATGAATGCGGAGCAGAAGAAGAAAAAGACCGACGCAGGCAAGGTGGATGAGTATAGGCGCAAGCTGGCGGAGCTAGGCGAGAAGCAGAGCGAGGTCATCAATAAGCTCACCGAGGACGTGCTGGGGGGTGACTTCTCCAAGATGGCTGACGAGCTGGGGGATGCTATCGCCTCTGCGTTTGAACGTGGGGAGGATGCCGCCGAGGCGTTCAACAGAAAGGTGGGCGACATTATGCGTGACATCGTGAAGAAGCAACTCACGGAGCAGTTCTTGATGAAGCCTATCCTCGACATCTACGACCGCTACAAGGCTAAGTTCTCTGCCGTGGGCTTTGACCCTAAGGCGGTAGTCAATCTCACGACTTCGCTTACCCGAGATATGAAGGAGGTAGGCGCAAAGGTTGTACCAGCATATACAGCAGCGATGAAGGCGGTACAGGAGCAACTGTCCGACACGCTGGGGGCTTCGCAGGCTGACCACCAAGCCTCGAAGAGGGGGATAGCCCAAGCCTCGCAAGAGAGTGTAGACGAGAACAACGGACTACTACGCTCGATGCAGGGGCTAACGAGCGAGATACAGAGTGACGTGCGTGGCCTCTACTCTATTGCGGGCGAACAGCTCCGACACCTCGCAGCAATCAACGACAACACCTCTCACCTAAAGGGAATACGTGAAGACGTGCAGGCGCTCCAGCGTGGAATGTCCGACATTCAGACCCGAGGGGTAAAGCTCAAAGACTAGCCAATCAACCGAATAGAGAGCCGTCCTACCAGCGTGGGGCGGCTCTCTTGCGTATTGCGCAGTCGGTCAAATACGCTATAAATCAGCAGATAAAAGGGTGCAGTTTTCTACCTCGCTCTCTTTATTTTCGTAACTATACGTAAGACCAACAACCTACGTATATGGAGCTGAAGAATATAGCCGAGATTTTAGAGCTGCCCGCAGGCGATGCGGTAGAAGCTCTCAAAAGGAAGGACATCATAGTCCCCCCGTGGGAAGAGCTGAAAAAGGCGTATGACCCTAGGGAGCACGCAGTCCTTAGCAAGTCAAAGTACCCCGACATCATCACGGAGGCGAACAAGGAGGAGAAGGTTACACGTGTCGTTCTCCCCTTTCAGAAGCTCGCAGCTCTTCGTACTGCAGAGCTTTGCTTTGCTACCCCAGTGGCGAGAAGCTACACTGCGGACGACGACAAGCAGAAGGAGGCAGCCAAGCTCATAGAGCGCCTGTACAACGCCTTGCGTATCGACGCACTCAACCGCACCAGGGGGAGGAAGTACTTCGCTTGTTGCGAGGTGGCAACCATCTGGCACGCAGTCGAGAAGCCTACGACCGCTTATGGTTTTAATAGCATCGTGACGCTGCGACAGCGCACATTTAGCCCAATGGATGGGCATCAGATATTCCCACTCTTCGATGCGTTCGGTGACCTTGTCTCCCTCTCGGTGCAGTATAGCTCGGGTGGCACTATATACCTCGAGACGCTGACGGACAGAGAGCGCATCATCTATGCAACTGACGGAAAGGAGTGGCGACTGGAGAGCCGTGCTCCTCATGGACTGGACAAGATACCAGCGGTGTACATCTACCGCCCTGCGCCAGCGTGGGAGGATATGTCGAGCAACGTGGATGAGATGGAGTTCTCGCTATCTCGCAACGGTAACTACCTGCGACGCAACGCAAAGCCCCTCCTTGCTGTAATCCACGACAAGGAAGTCGAGGAGGAAGATGAGGAAGGGGTTTACGAAAAGGATGGGGACAGCGAGTTCCGCTCAATCTTCGAGCTTCCCAAGGGCTCGAGTATGCAGTACGTCACGTGGGATGGTGCGCCAGAAAGCCTAAAGTTCCACTATCAGACACTGCGCAGTACGTTCTTCGATGCGCTCCAGCTTCCCGACTGGTCGCACAGCGAGATGAAAAGCACGCCAATGAGTGGCGAGAGTCGTAAACAGCTCTACATCGATGCGAAGCTCAAGGTGCTAGACGAGGCTGGCGAGCTGGAGGTATTCTTGCTCCGAGAGCTTTCTGTGCTTCGCTCCTTCGCTTCGGTGATGCGCCCCGACCTTGCCGAGGCTCTTATGAGCATCGTCCCGAAGGTAGAGATACAGCCCTTCGAGATTTCAGATGAGAAGGATACGATACAGAACATTGCGCAGGCGCTCTCAGCAGGGCTTATCTCCCAGCGTGATGGCATCGCCTTTCTCAACTGGACGAGCGACCCTGACAGAACGCTCGATGACATCAGAGAGGAGCGCAAGTACGAAGCGAGCGAAGCATCATACTAACCAACCGAGCCGACTATGACTATTACATTTTTCGTCAATGGGCGACCGCTAACGAGCGTTACCCCCGAGGATACGAGCTACCGATATAGGAAGATTTCGGGGGAGGACAGGGTATACCTCACGTTTGTAGCTGACCGCCTCACGACTATCCCCGTGGGGGCTACTATTCGCTTCGAGGGGGCTACCTACACACTGCTATCCCCTGCTGTCATCACGAAGCATAACAACAAGTCCTATCATCATTCACTGACGCTGGGTGCGCCCTGCGAGCGCCTGCGCCTGTGGCGAATGAAGCACCGCACAGATGGGGCGGTGAAGTTCAATCTCACAGCAAAGCCCGAGGAGCATCTGCGAATGCTCATTGATGCAGCGAGTGGTGCGGACACCGAGGCGGAGAAGTGGACTATTGCGTCTTGCCTTGACGCTCCCGAGAAGCTCATCAGCTACGACCATACGGACTGCCTTAGTGCGCTGGGGCTTATTGCTAAGACCTTCGACACCGAGTGGGTGGCAGAGGGCAAGGCTATCAGACTGGGGAAGATTGAGGCGAACGCTACCAGCCCGCTGCCCCTTGCCTATGGGAAGGATAAGGGGCTAAAGTCGGGGCTGAAGCGTGAGAACGACCAGAGACAGACCCTTATCCAGCGTCTGTATGTGCGGGGCTCAGATCGCAACATCCGCCACGATAGGTACGGCTCAAAGACACTGCATATGCCTAAGAGCGAATCCGTGTTCTTCGACGGGGATAGGTTCTCAGGAGAAGCAGGGTACAACACAAGAACACAGGCACTATACTTGGTTAGCCCAAATGGAGACTATGTGGAGCGAGTGAGTTCGGAGGGGCTCACGGGTGGCGAGGGTAGCTTAGACGCTACCGACATCTATCCCTCTCGAGTGGGGAGTGTGACATCGTTTGAGCAGCTCAAGGGCGAGACGAAGGATAAGCACCCTTTGTTTGCCTTTACCGACACATCTATACCTGCCTCGCTGGATTATACCCAGTGCCTTATCCCGAACCAGCCTCTTACCATTGCATTCCAAAGCGGCATGCTCGCTGGGCAGACGTTCGAATCCGAGTACACCCACAAGGATAGACGCTTTACCATCATCGGGAAGGAGGTAGACGGGGTATGGATGCCCGAAGCTCCGTATATCGCTAAGGCTGGCGACAAGTACGCAGTATTTTCGGTGGAGCTTCCTGCCCCCTACATCCGTGATAACAATACTAAGACGGGTGCGGAATGGGAGTTGCTCCGCCGTGCGCTCAAGCACCTACACGAAGCTACACAGCACCCATACGTCTATCGTGCCGACCTTGACGGACTATGGGCGAAAAAGGACTGGACGAACAGGGGCGGTGCTATCCGCCTCGGTGGGTATGTTCGGTTGTCCGACCCCGAGCTAATCCCCTACGGAGTAGACCTGCGCATCACTGGTATCAAGGACTATCTCATCAGCCCAGAAACACCCGAGATTGAATTGGGTACAGGGGTGTCTGCTTCGTCCATCCTCACGACTATAGAGCAGATGCGCCAAGAGGGCGCACGGCAGGAGGAGGCAGTGAAGGAAGTGCGACAAGAAGGCTCGCGCAACTATAAGCAGGCGTTGGAGGCATCGGAGCAGATAGCTCGAGCGACTGCTGAGCGCTTCTCCTCATCTATCAGCCCTGCAACGATTAAGACGATGCAACTCATCGCAGGCGACCCCCAGACGCAACTGCGCTTCAAGACCCCTGAGAACTGGGCGCCCGAGTACAACAAGGATACGCAGGTATTGCGCTTGCCAGCTGGGCAGATAGAGTGGCTGTACAACTCGTCACGCACGCTCTCTTCTTCTGAGCCTAATGCGGGGAAGGTATGGGCGCTCCCAGAGATGCGTACGCCTGTGCTCTCTGACCCTAATAAATCCTACTACATCTACGCACGCTGCAACAATGGGGTGGGGGCTTCGCTCCCTGGGGCGTTCGTGGTGGACACTAACCCCCGAGAGCTTAACGAAGGCTCGGCAACGTTCCTCCTTCTCGGCCTGCTCTCTTCCGCAGACGAGACTGGTGCACGCTCCTTCTCTCGCCTCTACGGCTTCACCGAGGTACTACCTGGGCAGATCCGCACGGACAAGATCGCGACGCCCGACGGCACGGCATACTTCGACCTGCAGAGCGGGGTGATCGCCTCGAAGATCATCCGCTTTGTCTACCCCGACGGCTCGCTCCACGAGTACCCTAACGACTACCTGCACAAGGCGATCAGGGAGGGTAGCACGGAGATAAGCGGCGGGCTTGTCCTCAGCTCGATCATCGGGGCGAAGAATAGCGCAGGTGCGGTAGCGTCGTACCTCTCGGGCGTGGCTAACCTCCCCGCTTTTGCCGCTGGTGTAACCCACTTCGGCAAGCCCAACGAGGCACGCGTAGTAGCTATCAACCACGACGGCACGGGGCACTGGGGGCAGATGGAGGTACTGGAGAGTGGCAAGGTCTTGCAGATCGGCTCTATGCGCTTCGGCGGAAAGCTCCCCAACGCCTATACGCAGGACTTCCGCACGCTCGAGCAGATCGACCCACGGAGCGAACGAAGCCGTATCTACGTCGGCGACGACGGCGCGCTCTTCTTCTTCGGCATCGCAGGCGGTGGCGCGCGCTTCGTCCGTATATCGAACAAGCTCGATAAGCCCGTCCTTCACGTCCGCGGAGGCGTAGACATATCGGGTGCGCTCCTCGGAGGGCGTGTGTACGCAGGTGACGTGAGCTTTGAGCATAAGTGGGGAGCACGTGCCGACCGAATGAGCATCCGAAGGAAGGAGACAGGCATCTATATAGTCACCCACGACCTAGGACACACACGATACTCGGTGATCTGTATGGACGCAGGAAATGGGAGACACAACGCAAAGGCGGGGAAGATCACGGCTAACTCGTTCGAAATCTACACGAAGTACGACAATACGCTGTATAGCGATATTGACTTTACGTTCCTCGTATTTGGAGACAACTACTAACCAACAAACCATAACCAACCAAGACCAAAGACTATGCAATTAAACGTTCAGTGGGTCTACAAAGCCCTATTCAGTTGTGCGGGAGGCTTAGTCGGCTGGGTTGTGGCGGAGTTCCGCCCGACCTTCCCGATGCTCGCAGTAATGGTGGTATTCGTCTTCTACGATGTTATTACCGCCTTCCGCCTCAGTAAGCGTGTGTACAAGAAGTACCCCGAAGCGGTCAACGAGAAGCCCAAGTTCAAGAGTTCAGCCTTCGGCAAGGCGGTAACCAAGACCATCCCCAAGCGAGCCATCCTTATCCTGCTGGGCTACCTCCTTGAGCATTATGTGCTGGGGCACTCTATCCCCCTCACTATGATATTCACAACGTCAGTCTGCGGGGAGCAGTTACTCTCTATCCTTGAGAATATGGGTTCGTGTCGTGAGGACAGCGAGGGGCGTTTTTGGCAGACCCTGCGACGCCTTGTGATAGAGAAGACGGAGCGACATATAGACGTCAGCCTTGACGAGTTCAAGGCGCTGAAGGAGGAAAAGAAGAAGGAGGAAGATCTATGAGCAAGTATTTCACCCTCGAGGAGATGACGCGCAGCCAAACGGCCGTGCGCCTCGGAAAAGACAACACGCCCAACGCCACGCAGAAGCGAGACCTACTGCGACTGATGGACTACCTCGACGGCATCCGTGAGGAGTTCGGAGAGCCTATCAAGGTTACATCGGGCTTTAGAGGCTGGAAGGTCAATGAAGCGGTCGGCGGAGTAAAGAACAGCCAGCACCTCGCAGGTCAGGCCGCTGACATCGTGCCAGCGAAGAGCCCAGAGCGACTGCGTGAGCTGTTCGACCTCATCCGCCGACGTGGAGGCTACCAGCAGGTCATCTACGAGCGCAAGGGGCAGAGCGTGTGGGTACACGTAGCTATTCCCCCGCTCGGCG